CGGCGATTTCGACACCGGCAACGTCCGGTACAAGAGCCGCGAGCGTTATAGCTTCGGCTGGTCGGATCCGCTGGGCATGTTCGGTTCGCCGGGCGCGTCCTAATAGGACCGGGAGGGGGGCTTCGGCCCCCCTTTCTTTTTTTGGGTACTAAGGGTATATAGTCGTCATCGGGAAAAATCGCTTATCAGACAGCCCCGACTGACGACATGCAGACTGATAAGCACAACTCGCATGTGAGGAATTGAAATGGCAAATACTACTTTTTCGGGACCGGTTCGTTCACAGAACGGCTTCCAGTCCATCAGCATCAACAGCACCACGGGTGCGGTAACGGTCAACTCTTCTTTCGGCACCGACGTAGTTCTCGGCACCCAATCACTCTCGGGTGCGGGTGCGGTTGATATTACCAACGCGTTCACGTCGCTCACCACGTCCGGTCTGTCGCAGGCCCTGACTCTTGCTAATGGCGTAGTCGGCGAAATGAAGGTCATCGTTCACGCGGTTGACGGTGGTTCGGCGGTTCTGACCCCGGCCACGGCGATTGGATTCTCAACCGTCACGTTTGCTGCGGTTGGTGACAGCGTTACGCTGATCTACACCTCGGCTGGCTGGGCGATTCTTGCATCCCGTGGCGTGACTATCGCCTAATAGGAGCCGCTAATGGCTATGCAAACAGACGTTTTAGCCAGTCAACCTCTGATCGCTGATGGTCAGTTGCTTGATCAAGCTGGGAACGTGATTGGTCGCGCACGTGTTAAGGCTATCCGTATTATCCCGACTGCCAGCAGTGCAGGCTCTGTTGTGCTGAAAGACGGCGGGACAAGCGGTCCTATCAAAATCACTGTCAATGTCTTCCCCGCTTCAACGGGGCCGGACTATATGTTGCTACCGGGGGAAGGTCTGCTTTTCCAGACCAATGTCTACGCGGACATCACCACGATTGCATCAGTGACGGTGATCTATGGCTAAAACTCCTGCGTGGCAACGCAAGGAGGGGAAGAACCCTAAAGGCGGTTTAAACGCTGCTGGCAGGGCTTCCTACAACCGCGCGAACCCCGGTAAGCCGGGACTTAAGGCTCCGCAGCCTCAAGGCGGTGCTCGTAAGAAATCTTTTTGTGCCCGGATGTCGGGGATGAAGAAGAAACTGACGAGCGCCAAGACTGCGAATGACCCGAACTCCCGTATCAACAAAAGTCTTCGAGCGTGGAATTGCTGAAGATGAAACAAGAGAGTCAAGAAATCGTTAAGACCGTTGGCGATGCAGTCTCGGTCTTCACCGTGGTAGGGACGTTGGTAAACATGCTCCCGTCAATTGCAGCATTAATCACAATTGTGTGGACGAGCATCCGTATCTACGAAACTGATACGGTGAAGGACTTTATTAGTCGGTGGAAAGACCGTGCCAAGTAAGTCCGGTAAACAACATCGTTTGATGGCGGCGGTTGCCCATAACAAGGCATTTGCCAAGAAGGTCGGTGTCCCACAGTCTGTGGGTCGTGATTACGTTAAGGCCGACAAAGGCCGCAAATTCAAAGGTAAATCCAAATGAAAGAGTCCAAAGCAATGGCAAAGAAGGAGATCGCCTTCATGAAGAAGAAAGGCGCTCCGAAGTCCATGATCAAGCATGAGAAGGCCGAGTACGGCATGAAGAAGGGCGGCATGGCGAAGTCTGGCGGTTCATTCCGCAAGGCCGCTGATGGCGTTGCCAGCAAGGGCAAGACCAAGGTCAAGATGGTCAAGATGAACAAAGGCGGGTACTGCTAATGAGTAAGAATGCTCGTAAACCTGTAATGCCTCCAACGTCGCCCCGCGACGACTTGGTTCCTCCGCACATGCTGCCGGATGTCCCGACGATTAAGCCGGGTGCTGGGTTTGGCGACGATATCAAGAAGGCTCCCGCTCCGAAGCCCAAGAAAATGGCTGGTGGTGGTATGGCTTCCTCTGCTTCGCGTCGGGCTGACGGCATCGCTGTGAAGGGTAAGACTCGCTGCAAGATGGTGTAACCATGAAGCGCAAGGTAAAACGATTCCAAGAAGGCGGGCTGGGCTACGAAGAAGCCCCAAAGCCGGGAAAGCAGTCGGATAAAAAATCTTCTGGCAAGAAGTCGGGTACTCGTATGACGGCTTCGCGCGGCATGGGAGCGAGCAGTGCTACTCCTTCTCGTCGCGTTAGTTCGATGGAGTTCATCAAGAAGTACGAGACTTCTGATCCGTCGAAGCGCGTTAAAGAAGAGGCCGAAACGACTGTTGAGCGAACCAAGTCTGGTTTGCCGGGGGATCGTTCTACCTCGTTTCGTGAACAGCGCGGGATTGCTAAGGGCGCTATGGACCTAGATCAAAAGGACGTTGATCGTGCTCTGAAGTCTATGAGGACCGTTGGTGAGGCGGCTGCGGCCACGGCTTTGGGTCAAGGTCTGAGCGTAGCGTCTAAAGCCAACCTCCCCTTGCGTCTTAAGCAAATGCTCCGCCGTCGTGAGACGGAGAAAGCGAATGTGGCGGAACGGGCCACAGATAAAGCTGGCGAAGCTGCCCGTAAAGGTATGTCTCGCCGGGGCATCCCGCGCTACGACGAAAGGTATCGCGCTAGTTCGGAAGGGTCTGACCGTCGCGCTGCCTATGCAGACGAATTGCCGGAAGGACTCAAGTTCAAGCGTGGCGGCGCTGTTAAGTCATCGGCCTCCAAGCGTGCTGACGGTATCGCTCAGAAAGGTAAGACCAAAGGACGGTTTATCTAAATGCAGCGCATCCCTAAATATACTGCGGGGATGTTCAAAAAGAAGATGCCCCGGTTTGGGTCATCCGGAGTTCGTATGCCTCGTATGCCTAAGCCTCCAAAGCCTCGTGCGAAGAAGTTCCAAGACGGCGGCGAGGTTGATGAGGTCATCGTCGGTCCCGGCGCTGCTCAGCAGGAATACTCTAACGAGATCTCGCAGAGTGAGAAGCGTAGAAAGGAACGTGCGTTAGCGGCAGAGAAGAGCCTCGTAAAGCGGTATCTAGCGGCGTCCAAAAAGGCCGGTGCTAAGAAGCCTGAGTCAGTAGAGATGGATCGGGAAACGCTCCGTCGTGAGTTCGATGCTTACATGCAAGAGCAGGAACTTAAGAAGAAGCAGGCTGAGGCTGAGTTCCGACGAGACATGAAGCAAGGCATTCGTACGGCCCGTAGCGGTGGCAAGATGGAGTCTTGCTGCCGTGGTGACGGCATCGCTTCACGCGGTAAGACACGAGGCAAGTTCGTATGATGGCTTCGCGTGGCATGGGGGCGATTGCAAAGGGCAAGGTTCCCCGTGCTAAGCGCCGTGGAGATAGCAAGCCCGTTATTGGTACGGGTAAGCCGATCAAGACCTTCAAGGAAGGCGGTGAGTCGAAGGTCAACGAAGCCGGGAACTACACCAAGCCGAGTATGCGGAAGAGTCTGTTTAATAGTATTAAGAATAGTGCGGTTCAGGGTACGGCAGCGGGTCAATGGTCAGCGCGAAAGGCGCAGTTGCTGGCTAAGCGATACAAGGCCAAGGGCGGCGGGTATAAGTCGTGAAGGCTCCCCAACAGTCCTTGAAGGCTTGGGGCGACCAGAAATGGAGGACGAAGAGTGGTAAACGATCTTCTGATACGGGTGAAAGATATCTACCGGAAGCTGCTATCAAAGCTCTTTCCCCAGCCGAGTATTCCCGAACCACCGCCGCCAAGCGTCGAGGCAAAGCCCAAGGCAAACAGTTCGTACAGCAACCCAAAGGGATTGCTGCTAAAACGCGCTCGTACCGCCAAAAAGGGAAGTAAGGGGAAGAAGTAGCTATGGAAACCGTTGAACTTCTAATCAAGGCGTGGCCTATCTTCTTAGGGTTTATCACCTTGGTCGTACTACTTGCTAAGATGGATAACCGTCTTGCCGTGGTCGAAGAGAAGATCAAGACCTTGTTTGAGTTGTTTAACAAGAAGATGGGCCGGTAATGGCTGACAAGACTACAGCTACAACTGACTTCAATCTCGACCTCAACACGATTGTGGAGGAGGCTTTCGAGCGTTGCGGTGCAGAATTACGTACCGGATATGAGTTCCGTACGGCTAAGCGTAGTCTTGCCCTTTTGCTGATGGACTGGGCCAACCGTGGTATCAATCTGTGGACTTTGGAAGAAGGCTCGCAGGTTCTGACCTACAACGTCGGCACTTATGACCTGCCTGTAGATACGGTTGACCTGCTTGACCACGTGATCCGAACGGGTTCCGGTACGAATCAGCAGGACATTAACATTACCCGTATCTCGTCGAGCACCTACCTGTCCATTCCGAACAAGAATGCGACGGGCCGCCCGATTCAGATTTGGATCAATCGTAAGACGGGTGCGACCAACGCTGCCAACGTTATCCAATATCCGCAGTTCACGGTATGGCCGAAGCCGGATAATACGACCACTTGGACCCTCGTCTACACGCGCTTGCGACGGATGCAGGACCCCGGTAATGGTGTGAATGGGCAGGATATCCCGTTCCGGTTCTTGCCCTGCATGGTGGCGGGTCTGGCCTATATGTTGTCGATGAAGATCCCCGGCGCGGAAGCCCGCACGGTTATGCTGAAGACTCAGTATGACGAGGCTTGGGAGTTGGCAGCGGGCGAGGATCGGGAAAAGGCTGCGGTTCGGTTTGTTCCGAGAGAGTCGTTCTTAGGCGGGTACTGAGATGCCTAATCGCTTTGCGAGTGGCAAACATGCGATTGCGGAGTGCGACCGGTGTGGATTCCGGTTCAAACTTCGGCAGTTAAAGTCTCTCGTTATCAAGACCAAGAACGTCAATATCTTGGTTTGCGCGGAGTGTTGGGAACCTGACCAACCGCAGTTGTCGCTCGGTCTTTACCCTGTCGATGACCCGCAGGCCCTACGGAATCCCCGTCCGGATTTGAGCTATTTTGAACCCGGCAATAATGGCGCGGGTGGTAGTAGAATGATTCAATGGGGCTGGGCACCTATTGGTGGTGCTAGGGCCGACGACGCGGGGCTTACCCCGAATGATTTAGTAGCCCAATGTTTAGTGGGCGATGTAACGGCTAGTTAGGAGAATTGAAAATGGCTATGACTTTGAAGGAACACGCCAAACTTCCGGCGAACAAGGCTCACGGTAAAAATGCTAAAGGCTTCCGGGCCGGTGGCAAGACCAACAGCGAAATGAAGAAGTACGGTCGTAATATGGCGAAAGTCATGAATCAGCGTAGTCCTGTTCGTAAGAGCAGCGGCCCGAGGTAAGTATCATGAAAGATATGGGCAAGATTAAGCCGAACACGGATTCGACCGGTGAGAACGGCTACCCTGAGAAGGATGTCAACAAAGGCGTTACGCACATGGATATGCGTGGTGCTGGCGCTGCCACGAAGGGTAAGAAGTTCGTGTCACAGATCAATCTCAAGAACAACGGCAAGGTCCGCGCTGGCTGGAGTTAATAGTCGATGAACTACGCGACTCTTACAACGTTGATACAACAGTACTGCGAATCCACGGAAACGTCGTTCGTAGCGAACATTCCTACGTTCGTTCAACTTGCAGAAGAGCGCGTATACAACACGGTTCAGATCCCGGCCATCCGGCGTAACCAGATCGGTACACTGACGATTGGTAATAAGTACCTGACGTTGCCTTCCGATTGGTTGGCGACGTTCTCGTTGGCGGCGATTGACCCAGTTACCAATGCCCAAGAGTTCTTGCTGGATAAGGATGTGAACTTCATCCGGCAGTCGTACCCGGACCCGGACGATCAGGGTAAGCCTAAGTACTATGCGATCTTTGACGACAACACGTTCATTCTGGGGCCAACCCCGGATTTGGCGTATCAGGTCGAGATGCACTATTACTACATCCCTCAGTCAATCGTGACGGCGGGTACCACGTGGCTTGGCGACAACTACGAGACTGTTCTGTTGTACGGATCACTGCGCGAGGCATACACCTACTTAAAGGGTGAAGCCGACATGATGCAGTACTACGAGCAGAAGTATCAGGAAGCGATGCAACAGTTGATGCGCCTTGGCGATGGCTTGAACCGTCGTGACTCGTACCGCAGTGGTCAGGTTCGCATACCGGTAACTAGCTAATGGCTATCTTTCAGACACAAACGATTAGCTTCCGACAGGAGATGCTACAAGGCGTCCACAACCTGCTTACGGATACGCTAAAGATGGCGCTGTATACGTCGGCCTCTAACATCAACGAGGATACGACTGTGTACACGACGACTGCCGAAGTGTCTGGCGGGAGTTATTCCGCAGGTGGTCAGATCATTACCGGCGCACAGATTAGTGCATCGAATGGTATCGTTTACGTCACCTTTAATAACGTTGTATGGACTCCGGCTACATTCACTGCGGCTGGCGGTTTGATCTACAACGTGAGCAAGGGCAACAAATCTATCGCTGTCTTGAGTTTTGGCGCGGACAAGACGGCTAGTGGCACGTTCACGGTGCAGATGCCCCCGAACACGTCGAACTCTGCGCTGCTACGCTTCACTTAAGGAGTTATTGAGATGTTTAACGAAAAGGCTAAGACAGCAGATGCAGTAGGCGCTGCTTTGGAGAAAGCTCTCGGTTCGACCGCTAAGGCTTCGGCTGGTGGCGTGTACCGCATCGAGTGCTTGGATAAGGACGGTAACCTGAAGTGGTCGGCTGAGTCGCACAACCTCGTGGTTGATGTGGGCTTGCAGGACATGAATACGAAGTACTTCACGGGCACGACTTATACGGCGGCTTGGTACCTTGGCTTGTATGGTGCCGGTGCTGCGAACACTCCGTCAGGCTCGGACACGATGGCTATACACCCCGGCTGGACTGAGATTACTCCGTATAGCAACGCGACTCGTCCGGCTGCTACGTTTGGCGCGGCGTCTTTGGCTGACCCGTCCATCATCACGAACTCGGGTTCCCCGGCGCAGTTCAACATCAATGCCTCATCGGTGGTTGGTGGTGCTTTCCTCGTGAGTAACAACACGAAGGGCGGCTCGACGGGCATCCTGTTCTCAGCATCGGATTTCCAATCCCCCGGCGAC